TTCAACTGCGGCAGTTTTCCAATCGCCTTCAAGTACAGCGGCATTCATTTTCTTAAACTTACTGAGCCTTGGTCTGCCCATATTGAACATCATATTGACCAAGATTTGCTGTACGGTGTCAGGTAGTTCTCCAAAGTTCCCTTCTCCGTATAGAGTGTTACACTCGGAGATGGCAGTATCAAGGTCTCGTTCAAAACACGCCCGGACTCTTTCTTCGTCAACTGGAGTTCCAACTGCCCTTCCGAATTCCTCGTCACTTTTGAGGACAAGGTGACCGACTCCAAAGGTTGGATAGCCGAGGTGGTCGTTATAGATGACATATTCTACTCCTTCGTCAATTTTTAGTTGTTCAAAAACTGCTTCTCTATTCATTAAAATGTTCCTATCTGTTCTTTTAAGAACCTTGAGAAAGAGGGGCGACTTTGACCCTCTTTAAGTTGCATACCTTTACGTACCGCGTTAAATAACTTTTTAGCACTAGCATCTGTTGCTCTAGGATTAAGACCTTTCTTAAATGATGCAAAGTCATTGTTGCTAACAAAAGTTCTCATTTTAGTGCCACTAATTCCAGTAACGCCTTCTGCGTCTGGATCTCTTTCACCGGCTGATACTATTGAAATTTCTTTGAATGTGTAATCCTTACCATTATATTTATCTGCTATTTTTTGAAACTCTGCAACTCTATCAGACCCAGCAATCATTACTACATGAGTAAATCCTTGCGTACTCATCTTTTTAAGGTGTGCAATGAAGTGTGGTTCTGCTCTAGAAGATGCCAGAAATTTAGTACCTGGATGGATACTTTTCAAATAAGTTATTTTATCTTGTGCGGTAAGAGGATTTTTATGTTTGTCTTGAGAATGACTCACAATCACACGATGATCTGCCCTTCTCTTCTGGGCTTCACTTCTTACTTTGTCAACTAATTTGCTATGACCAGCAGTTGGAGGGTTTAGTCGACCAAAAGCAAATACTATTCGCTTTTCTCTTTCTTCGTGGATTGTTCGGAGTTTCATGGTTTATTCTCTGCTAATAATTAGTACGTTTGATACTATTTATAACAGAAAAATAAACTATCTGTCCCATGCTTTGATTGCTGTGAAGTTGTTGTAACTAAATTCCATTCTGTCAACTAGTTTTACTGCTCTACCAGATGTTCTGTCAATAGCAACATACCCTTCTGGGTTTACTACTTTGAATCCAGTTGGAGTTCTGACAAATGTATTAGCCAATTGTTTTATTTTATTTAGTTTGGAAACTATCATCATCTTCGCAGATATTAATAAGTTCTGGAAGATGATGACGTTTACAAGTAAGTCTGTCAACTTACGTAGATCACGGAGGGTCGCTGTTTTTCTGTCCTCAATCGTTTTCTTCGTTTTATCAGTTTTAACTTTTTCCTGTTCTTTGTCGAATTTTTCTTCGACCCAAGTTAAATAACCTTTTGCGTGTTCACTAGGATTAGTAATTTCTTGTCCAACTCTTACTTTAGAATTTGTATATGTTTTTATACCAGCACCAACAAATTTACCTTCAAATGATGCTTGTATTCTTAAAAACTTTGTTAATTCAGCAGATGATATTTTGTTGAATGCTTTTCCAACTTCAGACAATTTAGCTGTTACTTGATCTGTTTCTGCTTTAGTAAATGTGGCTGTTCCACTGCTATCTTTATATGTTGCGTCATCCATCCAAACAGAAGAAGGTTTCCTAAGACTTCTGGTATCTGCTCCGAAAGATGCTTTCATGTTTTCTAGTGACGTTCCCTTATAGGTAGTATGCCAGACCACCCCGATCTTGGCAGACTTCATTTTTCTCTCTAAAAATGAACCTTTAGGGATTGCGTAAACGATTGTGTTAGGTTGAAATGTTGTGTACGACTGACCATCTATCCTATCTGTTTCTAGGTCAGAAGAAGTAAACATCAAGTCACCTTGAAGGACGTTTGTAATACCTAATTTGCTAAACTCTGTTAAAGCAGTCTTGAATTTAGGTTTTAGTGGAGCGGGTAACCTTGCATCAGAATCTATTTCTCTTGCAGTCTTATATAAAAGTGGTGTTTTGTTAAACACTGATTTTTTTGCTACAAAGAATTTTCCATCAGAAGGATCTACACCCGCAAAAATAGCTGGAGCTCCATCCCACTTTACTGTCATATTAATAGACGTACGGGAGTTTCCAGCCATCATATCTCGTAAAGACCGCAAAAAATTGACAGAGCCTCTGGCTCCACCAATTCCAAAATTTAATATTTCATCTTCAAGATGTTCCAAGTGTAAGTTCTTACCTTGGGCATCTTCAGTTAGAAATGTTGAGAATCGTTTCATTCTTCTTTAACTTTTACTCGCGGTTTGCGTTTTGGTTTTTCTTTAATTTCTTCTTCCTCAACTGTATATGGTTCTGAGGTAGTAAAAATCTCTTTTTGTTTTTTAAGGTCTGCCCTTGACTTTTTCATTTTTTCTTTTAAGTCGTTAGCAATGCCTTTCAATTCAACAATTTCTTTTGTAAGAGCCTTGTTGTTCATAGATAATAAGCCATTAACTTTTTCTAACTTATTGTTAGCTATTGTAACTTCAGCCAATTCTCTTTGTACCATTAATAATTGAGCGTAAACATCGAATTTTTCAATATAGTCAACACGCAATGCATCTTGTAGTACTTTCACTCGCTCTTCATTATATAATTCTCCTTCAGATTTTTCTTTAGGAGATTCAACATCATCAGTCATATTTATGTATTTCCTCTTCTACGATACTCTTACCATGGTATAATTGTCATGCCTACCAAATTTAGTAAGATTTCTATAATTATTAATCCGATAAAACCACCAAGCAACTGCCAAGCCCACCATTTCCATCCGGTAAGGTTTCGTGACCATTCTGCTAGAGAACTATTGTGCGCTTTATCATACGCACCAGTTTTATCACCAATTTTTTCTGCCCAATAATTGGGGTCTACCCAATCAGCTATTTTTTTAAGAAACTTACTCATTCATTGGTCCGCCAACTTTTTTACGAACTTTCTTTACGGTGTCACGGACTTTTACTGAAGTAGGGTCTTTCTTACCATACTCAGCCGCCAGTGGTGAATATGGATTTTGTTCAGAAATGCGAGACAATACTTCTTTAAAATCTCCTGTTGGTTTCACACCATCACCCCGACCACCAATAATTGCAATACCAGTAGGTACTTTGACTATTGCTGGATTATTTTCCATCAGTTCTTCACTGGCTGAAATGGACATAAACTCTTCCCATTCTTCACCGGTTTCTTTATTTCTAAAACTATACGTAGGCATAATTATTTCCTTTTTGCAATACTATATATACTCCAAGGACACGATTGTGTCCTTAATAATATCTTCATATGTATTGTCATCTTTAATAACGACTATTCGGTCGCTTATATCATTTACTCTTTCATACAATTTACCTTCACACTGCAATTCTTTATCTTTCTTGTAGTGCTTATACACTACTCTTACTCTTTGCACTGGCAATACCTCTATAATGGCGTCCTCGGCAGGATTCGAACCTGCGACCTACGGTTTAGAAGACCGTTGTTCTATCCAGCTGAACTACGAGGACTTAATGGTGTCATTGTACCCAATGGCACAATCTAGAATTGAAAGTGTATCAACGTTTTTTGTCATATACATAAGTGCTAGTGTATCTTTAGGGAAACACGCACCACCAAATCCTCTTTCTTTAGTTACTTGCGTATGGCTATCTCCAATTCTGGGATCGCCTATTATATGGTTTCGAATAGATTCAAAATCTAATCCTAGTTCATCACATAAATCATATAGTTGATTGAACCATGCTACCTTAGTAGCCAAGAATGCGTTTATAGCATACTTTGTCATAATCAAGTGTTCAACATCTTTTGCATGAGTGTATTGTTTGTATGTAAATGTTTCACATGAGTACAATACTTTCCACCAAAAATTTGTTTTTTCACCACCCAATAAAACTCTTTTATTTTGTTTTAAGTCATTTTGTGCGTGATCTTGGCGTAAAAATTCTGGTGAGAATGCAAATGGATTTTTAAATTTTTTGTTTATATATCTCCAACCCTCTAGATCAATGGTACTCTTAATAAGTATAGGAGTTTTATGATTCTTAATTTGAGAGATAACATCCACTAGACTTGAATAGTTACAAGAACCGTCAGCATTAGCGGGAGTGGGTAAACATAAGATGATGCCATCAAAGACATAATCATCCACTCTATTAGTATTTATACTTGGATCAATTACATATATTTCATGGGAATCTTTGAGAGCATCTAAGTATGTACTACCTACAAAACCACAACCAACAAGTGCTATGTGCATATCTTATCCAAACAGATTATTTAATAAACCAGAAAGAAGGATAATGCCACTAACTCCATTTAGTAGAATCAATGCTCTATCTTTCCACAAGAAAGAAACTATAGACCAACCAAATATACCAATCAAACTTAATGTCTGGTCAACCCATTGCAGTTCAGGTACATTAGATGACCTAACTGAAATTGCTGATAATATAAAGAAAGATGAAACCCACTTTAGATACCAATCTAGTGTGTATTTAGGTGTGGCAGATTTAAAAATTCTTTTTGAATTTTGTATTTCTTCTTCGGTGTATTTAGGATTTAGATAGTCGTGGTGATCTTCTTTTTTCACCATTCTTTTTTATCTCCGAACTTTTCGTTTTCAGCATAACCAGCATTATACTCTGCAATTTGATCATCGGTCATATCATGCTCTTCAACGAGTTCCGACGCATGAGTAGCGCCAGTAAAATAGTGAGGATTAATACCTCGGTGATAATAGCTATCCGCTGACCCTCGGTCAAACGGACCACCATGTCGCTTATCAATTCCCAATTTCATATTCTCCTACTTTCACAAATTTGCGCCTTGCTTTACTATACTGTTTCATAGGTGCTTTGAAACGCTGTACAGAGCCGCCTGGTGCTTGGTACGCAACAAGCTGACCACTATCATTGACATGATATATACCATTTACTACGCGCTCACACCCCCAATCGGTGACTTCTTGAAGCATCTGGATCATGCAAAAGCCCTCTTTTCGAACTCATCATAGGCATACTCTGTCGCTTCTTCGTCAGACATACCGTGATCTAGAGCCTCTTCATAGAGGCGTTCTAGTAGTGCTTCGTTATAGTGATTGCTCATATTCTTACTCCAAAAAATTATAAGAGGGGCGTTTTCATTCCCCTCGCGGATGTTCGGTCATCAACCTCTAGAGACTTTAGTAGGTCTCTCTAGCGACCTAACCATTACGCGGCTTCTAGCATTGAAAATGGAACAGAAACCGAAGCAGTACTACCTTTCCAAGGCATTTTAACAATGGCTTTTTTAGGGTTCATCTTCGTGATAACACCAGGTGTTTGCTTGGTTTTTTGAATCACCATAACATTCTGACCAACCGAAAACGTGGCTGTGGCAGATATGGATTTGATTTGTTGCGCGATTTGGATGATCTGAGATAACTCGGACTGAGTCATTGTTAGCATCTCGTTCTTGATAGTTTGTACATTCATAATATATTCTCTCTCATTGATTAACTTATACATACATTATGCATGGAATCGCACCAAATGTCAAGTAAAATATGAGTAAAATATGCGGTTTTTTACGCACATTACCGAGATATGCGTAAATCCATAAGGTTTTTGAGCGTATCACAGTCTTCTTCAAACCATAACTGTAGTGCCAGTCTCTCATTCTCATTGTTCTCTACACCATGCATTACCTGCGTGGAGAAGGCATATGCGTTATCATAATCTAAATGCGAATGCGAATCATTCTCAACTTTATATAGGGTAGTTGGAGCGAAACATTTGCCGACTTGTACCAATGGGAACACAACGGCTGTATTCCGACCATAGTCTTTTCCATCCACGTGGGGTACTATCACCGCATTGGGTGCTACATACATGAGAGACATTCTTGTTGGTCTTACTGGAAATTTATTGGCTAGTGTGTCTAGTGCTTCGTTAGAATCTAAGATAAGAATATCTAGATTGGTGTAATCTTCTCCCACAGTATGCTTGTGGTAATCATCGATGCGCTGACGGTGTGTCGACCATAGAAGATCGACTAGATTAGGATGTAGAGTAATGTCTACTTCAAAATGTTCCATTATATAATTTACTCTTCTTTACACAATATCTCGCTTGCTTTGGTTTCCCATACAAATGGAAATATGCCATGGACAATTAACACGAATGCAACTCCCCATGCAAATCTTAAATGTTGAAAATATGTTACGTCATTCTCTTTCAAGTGACTCATATATTTTTACTTCTTAGTAAATGCCTGTGCCCCGAAAAATGCGGCTACGATACCGGCAACTGCTACAAAATATGTAGGAGCCATACTACCTAAAGTAGATTGTGCTTGGTCTAGTCCAGCTAGTGAAGCCATAACAACCGCAAAAGGATACAACAACATACCACCAAGAGCAAACCATGCCATTTTTCTTTGGGCATCTCTCATCGCATCTTGATCTTCAAGTTCTTTACGCTTGAATTCTAGATGCATTTCTAATTCTCCGTTAGAAATGTGTCCGTCGCCATTTACATCGGCATCATCCATGCCTTCTACAGTGCGGTAACCTCGACTATCTACTCTTTTAGTTCCTTCGTCACTAGTCGTTGTTGTCTTGTCCACTGTTACTTTCAGATCGCTCATCGGTGTTCCTTTTGAATGTATCTAAGAAGGACTTTTTCTCTGGCGTAGTCTCCTTAGACTTGTTGATAACATCCAATTCTTCATCAGTTAAGGTCACAGTTCTATAATATACAATCACTTCCTTGGTTTCTTTTACAAATCTTTTTATTTCTTGTAAATTGTATGCCATTAATTCGTAATCACCGGGTGTCATGGCAAAAAATACACCACCCGTTTCTTTTTTAATTTTTTTCTGGAACTCCTCGATGTTTTTATCTGAAACAACATACCAATGTGGTTCTTTCATGTCCACTGGTGAGGGCATGAGTGGTTGTTTTATAGGAGTTTTGATCTCTACCGTTTTTATAACCACTTCTCTTGGTGGTTGCGGTATTAAACTACATCCGTTAAGGAGTAGGATCAAACTTGAAAAGGCTATCAGCCTCCAAGCTATCGAATACGTCTTTAGTTGCATTGTTCACTCTCGGTTCAATTAGTCCAGGTTTGGCATTCGCAAGTTTACCGAGGTCATGTCTCTGAAATATACCTAAGTATCTGTCTCGCTCTGCTATAATTTCTTGGTTCTTGGCTGCCATTTCTATGATGGCATTGGATTGATTTTCGTAGCGGGCTTCCATCGTGTTGATGGTATTTTCTTGCGTGGCAAATTTAGTTTCATATGCCGCGTTCAATGATCTAAGTTCAATCAATTCATTTTGTGTTGTGGTGTAGTAAAAGTATCCACCTATACCCAGTGATACGATTATACCAATAAATAATGAATTCATATTTCACCTCCTAACAATTTAGCAATTCGGTCTTGCTGTTCTTGAATTGCTTTCTCTTGGTCTTTTAAAGATTTCTCTTGAAACAAGTTCTGTTGTTTCTGGTGTTCAATCTCTTCTTTTTGCTCATCAATATCCATAATGCTATTTATACATTGTTAATTATGAGGAAACCATTTAATTAAAGTGTAGTATGCTATGTCAAATTTATTTGTATTTGCTTTCCAAGGTTTATCGTGGTGCATCTCATGATTTATATCAGCACCAAATACTACCATTTTGTCTATTAGCTTTGGCATATGTCCAATTATGTTCAATGATATTAGTTGGAAGTAAATCATAAACAACATGAAGAAGTACTCAGCTAATCCTATTGTCATAATTAATAATGATGCAACAACAAAAAATATTGACCAGTAAAACTGTCCTTGTATGCGGAGTCGAGGATTTCTCCACAATTGCTCCATATATTTCTGATCAGGCTTTCTCCTGAATACAGTTATATTTTCCCAGAGACTTCTTGTGGGTCCGTGCGGATCTACACCTACAACATCTGCTGTATCATGATGCTCTCTATGTACGGCTGCCCATCCAATCGTTGCACCCAAACCAAACCCTGCACCCAAAGTCAAGAATATAACTTCTAACCATTTAGGACATTCCCATGCATTGTGAGAGATACATCTGTGATAGTAACCTGATACTACAAATTCTTTAAACACAAAAGAAATGGGGACCAGATATAATAGTCCCCAATTGCCCAATAGAAATAGTTGATAAAGACTGAAG